AGCCCGCCGATAACAGGCTCGGGTGCTACGCGACCGACGGGTGATCAATGCCAGGTCGAGATGGCCTGTAGCCCGGACACATCTTCCGGTTCTACGCCCCGCCGGTCGCCGACAAAGACTCTCCCGGCGAACGCGTGGGGCGCAACTCCCGTCACCCATTTGGAGCAACTGAGGTGTTCAACCGCTGGCCCATCTACGAACGCGTCTTGGTCAACCTGGTCGATGGCTCCGCCGTGGAAGGCATCCTCATCGCCCGCCACGGGCCGTTGCTGGTCGTCGCCGACGCCACCCTTCACTCCGTCGCCAACGAGCCGGCCGACATGGACGGCGACGTCTATATCGAACGCGACCGGGTGCTCTACCTCCAGACGTCGCCGCCGCCGCATGTGCCGCCCGGATAGGCGCCGCAGAACGAACAGGTGCCGCCTCGCAGACCGAACACCCGAAAGGAGTACGCCGTGCCGTTCGTGCTCTCTTCCGGAGCCATCAACCGGGTCAAACCCGCCGCGTCAACGCTGGGAATGACGCAGCCATACCTGCGAATGAACGAAGACACCTACCGCACGTACGAGGCGCTGTACAAGACGCAGCCGGCGTTGCGGACAGTGGTGGAATTCCTGGCCCGCAACATCGCCGAGCTGGGCCTCGACGTGTTCTCCCGCACCAGCGACACCGACCGTAAGAAATTGCAGGACCACCCGCTGGCGAAACTGCTGGACGACCCGTTTCCCGGTTCGAAGTGGACGAAGTACCGGCTGATCAACTGGACGGTGCAGGAGTACCTGATCTTCAACTCCGCGTTCTGGCTGAAGTCGACCACCGACGACGGGCAGAAAGCGGTCCTGCCGGTGCCGCGCCGGTTCATGTCGATCCGGGGCGACAACCTGTTCTTCGCCGACAAATACCGGCTGTCCGGCACGAAGGGCTACCGCGACCTGGAACCCGACGAGGTGGTCCACTTCGCCGGGTACAACCCCGACGACCCGCGCGACGGGTGGTCGCCGGTGGAAACCCTTCGCCGCATCCTCGCCGAAGAGTTCTCCGCCGGGCGCTACCGCGAACAGATGTGGCGCAACGGTGCCCGCATCTCCGGCTACATCAGCCGCAGCGAAAAAGCGCCCCGCTGGTCGTCGGAAGCCCGCGACCGGTTCAAAAGCGACTGGAACGAATACTCCACCGATCTGCTGGCCGGCGGGACCCCGCTGCTGGAAGACGGCATGACCTGGCACGAAGGTGGCATCACCCCCCGCGACGCGCAGTACATCGAAGCGCGGCAACTCACCCGCGAAGAGGTCTGCATCGCCTTCCACATCAACCCGACGATGCTCGGGCTCAACCAGGGCGCGCGGGCCGGGGCGGTCCCGGAACTGCACCAGATGCTCTACGCCGACACGTTGGGTCCGACCCTGGAATTCCTGCAACAGGAGATCGAGAAGCAGCTCCTGCCCGACATGGACCCCAGCGGCAACACCTACGTGGAGTTCAACCTTCGCAGGAAAATGCAGGGCTCCTTCGAGGCGCAGGCGGCGGCGATCAGCACGTCGGTCGGCGGTCCCTGGATGACCCGCAACGAAGGCCGGGCGCTGTACAACCTGCCCGCCATGACCGACGCCGAAGAGCTCGTCGTGCCCATGAACGTCACCGCAGGCGGGCTGGCCTCCCCGCACGACACCGCCCCGAACAACCCCTCCAACGAGGCATCCAACGGTGTCCCCGAGAAGCCGAAACCCGTCAAGCCCAAGCCCAAGCCGGTCGGGAGTGGCCAGTGAAACACAAGAGCATGCCCGCGCAGATCAAGTCCATCGACGACGAGGACGCCGGCACGTTCGAGGCCATCGTCAGTGTCTTCAACAACAAAGACTTCGGCGGCGACATCGTGCGGCCCGGGGCGTTCACCAAATCCCTTGAGGTGTGGCAGTCGTCCGGCGACCCCATCCCGATCTACTGGTCGCACCGCCTGGACGACCCGACCTACAACATCGGCGCCGTCACCGAAGCGAAAGAGCTCTCCGGCGGCGACACGAAAATCCCCGACTGGGCCAACAGTCACGTGCAGGCCAACGGCGGGTTGTACATCAAAGGCCAGCTCGACGACTACGGCATCGGCGCGCACGTGGCGAAGCTGATGAAGCAGCGCCGGGTCAAGCAGTTCTCCTTCTCCTACGACGTCATCCGCGAGCAACGTTCGAAGAGCGAAGACGCCAACGAACTACTCGACCTGTGGGTGCACGAGGTCGGCCCCACCCCGTTGGGGATGAACGCGCTGACCGAACTGATCGCGGCGAAGTCCACAACGGATCCGCCGGATGAAAACCCCAGCCCCGCCAACCGCCGCCCGTCGGCGGTTTTTTTGCGCCCCGGTATCGAAATCGCCCGGCTGCGCACCCAGTACGCCGACTGACCGCCCGGTCACGAAGAGACAAGGAACTCCATGCGCAAGTCGATCCGTGAACTGATCCTGGCGGAAGTCAAGGCCGCTCAGGTCATCAATGAGAAGGTGATCGCGGAGGACCGCGAGCACACCGACGTCGAGAAAGACACCATCACCGAACACCTCGCGAAGGCCACCGCGTTGGAGCAGCGGGCCAAGACTGAGGCTGAATTCGGCCAGCAGTTCAAGGCCCTGTCCGCCGGTATCGGTCTGGCCGCCGACGACGAGCGGCCCGCCGGCATCAACCCGCAGGACACCCCGAACGCGGTCGCCAAGCGGATGAGCGCGTCGGCCCGCTTCACCGGTTCCGAGCAGTACAAGGCGCTGCTGGGGTCCACCCCCAACGGTCGCTTCGGGGAGAAGGCCCGCGTCAACATGTCCCCGGTGGACCTGCCGGGCGGCATGAAAGACCTGTTCTACTCCGGCGACCACGAGGCATCCGCCGGTTTCCTCGTCCCGCGTGACGACCGGGGGTTGCAGGCCACCAACTACGAGCGCCCGCTCAGCGTGCGGTCGCTGTTCTCCAGCGGCTCCACCGGTTCGGACACCATCGACTACGTGCGCATGGCCAGCGTCACCAACAACGCCGCCGTCGTGCCTGAGGCGCGCAGCACCGAGCCGATCGACGGGACCACCGTCACCGCCGCCATCGGTGGTCTCAAGCCGCAGTCGACATTCGACTTCGAGCGCGACTCCACCACCGTGAAGACCATCGCCCACTGGATCCCGATCACCAAGCGTGCCCTGTCGGACGCCAAGCAGATCCAGACCATGATCGACAGCTTCCTGCGCTACGGCCTGGAGGAAGCACTCGAAGACGAGCTGCTGACGGGCGACGGCACGGGAGAGCACTTCCTGGGCCTCTACAACACCCCCGGCATCCAGACGCAGGCCGCCCCGGGTGCCGGTGAGGACAACTTCGACGTGCTGCTCAAGGCGCGCACGAAGGTGGAGATCGGAGGCCGGGCAACCCCGACGGCCTACGTGATGAACCCCCTGGACTTCCAGGACATCGAACTGATGCGCGACGGCAACAACAACTTCTACGGCAACGGCCCGTTCTCGCTCACCTCCCCGGGTGTGTGGGGTCTGCCGGTGGTCAAGAGCGAAGCCGTGCAGCCGGGAACCGCCTGGGTCGCCGCCTGGAACTGGGCGGTCATCTACGACCGCGAGCAGGCGTCGGTGACCGCGACAGATTCACACGCGGACTTCTTCGTGCGAAACCTGGTCGCCATCCTCGCGGAAATGCGGGCCGCCGTGTGCAACCTCAAGCCGGCGGCCTTCGTGAAAATCACGCTCGGCTAATGCTCGGCCAAACCCAACAGTTCTGCCCCATCTGCGGGGTGCCGTCGCGCGCATGTGGACAGTCCCACGTGCGCGCCCTGATCAGCTCCGACACGATCAAAGGAGAACCGGCGATGGCCGACGCGAAGCAGGAACTGCGCGAATACGAGTACATGGTTGGGCACGTGCCGATGACGGCCATGCTCACCGAGAAGATGGCCGAACGCCTCGGTGCTGTCGCACCCGGCACGGCGCAGTCCCCCGGTACCGGCAAGGTGCGCAACAACGAGGCGCAGCGCGCCGGTACCCGGCACCGAGAGGCGGACGACAGTGGGGTTGAAGCGACCCACGCCGACGGGACCACGAGCGAGTCGGCCGCCACGAAGGCCCGCGACGCGCGTAACAAGCGCGCGTCCTAATGGCGGCGCTCGCCACTGCCGGCGAGCTGGAAACCCACCTCGGTCGTAGCGTCGACCCGGACCAGGCGGAGCTGATGCTCGCGCTTGGATCCGGGGCGGTGCGCGGCTACTGCGGGTGGGAACTCGCCCGCGAAACGACGACATTCCACTTTGAAGGTGACGGCCGCTCGTTGGTGACCCTGCCGACGCTGGAACTGATCAGCGTCAACCAGGTCCGCGCCGACGGGCTGGTCATCGACATAGAAACCTGGCCCATCCGGTCGTCCCGCAAAGGTCAACTACGCGGGGGCTGCTGGCACCTGGGCGTCCAGTACGAAGTGGACGCCGTGCACGGCTACGACCCGATCCCCGACCTGATCAAACTGTGCGTCCTCGACATGGGCGCCCGTCAGGTGAACAACCCG